GTATGAACGAGCTTAATAATTATATTAAGGATGTTAAAAAATTCTTGAAAGCTCCAACTAAGTTCTTTGCGCGCGCGAGCCAAATTGGACAAGCGAACGTATTGCAACATTTTAGGAATGAACAAGGGCCAAGTGGTAAATGGCAAGGATTGAGTGCTACTACAATAGCAATGAGAACAAAAGGTAAAGGCAAGCGTAAAAGCAAAGGGATATTACAGGATAATGGTGATTTAAAGCGTTCAATATCTGGAGAATATAGCAGAAATAGCGCTCGTATTGGTTCGGCAGGGGTTGGAAGTAGCTATTCGCGTATCCATAATTTTGGTGGAATGGCAGGACGTGGTAAAAAGGTTAAAATACCTAAGCGTGAATTCTTATGGTTTGATAAAAATTCATACGGGCAAATGGAAAATGCTATGGTAAGTTTATTGGAGAAAGCATGAGTTTAACAACACCTAAAATAAATTATACTAGTATCCGTGATGAGCTTATAACTTTCTTACGTGCTAATGTTATATCATTGAATGTTGGGTTAGATACATCATTCGCTGATACAACAACACAAATAAAAAAAGGGTTCATTTACGAGACTCCGTCTTTTGTTACTGATTATCCACTTATTTTGGTTGATACTAATAACAGAAGCGAAGAGCCATTGACAATGGGCTTACGTAAACTTGCTACAATAAATTTGGATGTATATGGGATAGTTAGAGAGATTTCAGCAGGTGGATATGACGATAATGATCAAGTAACAGTATTGATGAGCAATATTGAAGGACTATTACGTAATAATATTACATTCTCTAGTACAGCAATCCTTTATACACGTATCCCGTCAACTGATTTCAAACTTAGCGAGAGCGGAATTTATGTTGCTGGCGGATTATTAAAATTAGAAATTTTAGTGGAGGTAATTTAATGGAATATAAATATTCAGGACAGACAAAAGTATTTAGGCATGAGAATGGGAATAGTATCAAATTAAGGGATGGCGATGTTATAGAAGACTGCTCGATAGTTACAAATAATCGTGACAGCTTTATTGAAGTTAAAAATAAACAGGTTATTGACGAGAAGCCAATAACTGATGATATAAAAAAATCTAGAAAAAAGAAAATAGAAATTATAGAGGAGGAGATACAAAATGGCGACAACACAACCAGCGAAAGGATTTAATGGTGGTTATATTAAAATAGGCGAAGAGACGACTTGGGGTACTGAAGTTGCAAGAACAAACCAGATCGAAGTTGAAAGCGTAGATTTATCGCTATCGTCAGAGCCTAAGTTTGTTGAAGTTATATCAAAGGCGTATACGACTGACGACGAGATTTATCAAGGTCAAGTTGACGTGCAGGGTAGCTTCACTTATCCTATGCGATACGAAGGAAGCGAAGTATTAATAAAAGAGTTATTGGGTGCTGATACAGTAACAGAAGAGGAGTCTTTTGTTGTTGATGCTACTAATAATAAGTTTGATTTTAATATTGGTGAATCAGAACTGACAGCTACGGTCGCTTCTTCTACTTATATCATGGGATTGACACAAGCAACAGTCGCTTCGTTATGTAAAGCGATTTATGACGCTATCGTTGCAGCCGAGGAAGCAGGAACATACACAGTAGCATTTTCTGCTTCTACAAAGAAAATTACTATTACAAGAAGCACAGGTACATTTTCAATACTTTGGAAGTCTGGCACAAATGGTGCTGATGGGAATGATGTTAGTATTGCTTCATTAATAGGTTTTGCTGATGCGGCAGATGATACTGGCGAAGTAACATATACAGCAGACACAGCAGTGGTTCCAATCTATGATCATGCATTTAAGTTTAGTGATACAGTAACGGAAGGATTATCAATTGAGAAAGAGATTGATACAAATTTAACTACTGGAAAATCATTATTATATACAGGTTGCAAGATTGATAGCATGGCGTTTAATATAGAGAGTGATGGAGTCTTAAAAACAACGGCTACGCTTATTTGCGAGAATGAAGAATTAGAAGAGACACCAACAACAGGTCTTTCAACTTCTACATCTCCATTAGTATTGTATCATCAAGGTGTTGTTACAATAGATACAGATATAAGTGCTAAGGTTGTAAATTTCTCATGCGAGATTAAAAGGAATTTGTCATCAGATAGATATAGATTTTCAAGATATATAAAACAGCCAGTAGTAACAAGAAAGGCAGAGGTTACAGGCACAATGACTGTCGAATTTGACGCTAATACTTATTATTCATTATTTATAAATCAGACAGTAAAAGTATTAAATGTAAAGTTTACAGGCGCAGCAATTAAGCCAGGTATTTATTATGAAATAGAGTTTATATTTAACTATAAGTACTTAAAAGCGGCGGCAGTAAATCCTAGCGATCAGGGTATTGTAATGGTAGATATTCCGTTTGTTGCGATTGCTAGTGATAGCACAAATAGAGAAGTAGAGATTAATATACAAAATACAGTAACAACAATTTAAAAAGGAGAAACCTATGGAAGATTTTAAAAGCAAATACATGAAGGATAAGATTGTAGAGATAACACTACCGTCAAGCCCAGAGTGTGTTTGGAAGATTAAAAAGATTAGCATGCGGAAGTTATGTTTGGATTTCAAGAAGACTTTATTGTTCACTAACAATTCAATAAAGTTAGATGATAATAAAAATGTTGATATGAGCAAATTTACAGACGAGCAAATGGAAGCAGGATTAGAATTGAATTGTAATATTATAATGGAGAGCGTTATATACCCAAAGATTACCAGAGAGCATACTGATAATAATGACGAGATTTGTATCGATGATTTACCAGACGAAGATTTCAATTTTCTTTTGGCAAAAATTCAGGGACTTGGCGAGAAGGGGGCTACAGATTTAAAACCCTTTCGTGAAGAGTCCAATGCCGATAATACTGGACAAGATGGCGAGACGGTACAACCGACTGCCAACTGATTTACTTGATATGGATTGGTATGACTTCCAAATAAACTATCTTTGTATGGAAGCGTTTGAGCATGAAGAAGATAGATATAATAAGATAGAGAAAGCGAAAGCAGATAATAAGGCGAGGTTGAATCGTGGCAAAAGATTTTAAAGTAGGTATACAGATTGGCGCGGATGCGAACAAAGCAATCTCTGGAATGTCGAAACTAGAAAAACAGCTAGGCATGACTAGAGGTCAAATGATTGCGGTTGGTGCGGCGGCGGTTGCGGCTGCGACGGCAGTTGTAGCTTTTGGAATGAAAGCTGTTAAAGCTGCATCATTTCAAGAAGCACAGGAGAATGCTCTAGCTGCTGCTATGAAAAATGCTGGTACTTATACCGAGCAAGCATATCAGCATAATTTAGCGTATGCTTCTAGTTTACAAAAAATAACAACATTCGGTGACGAGGCTATACTTGGTGTTCAAAAGATGTTAACTAACTTCGGTATTCAAGGAAAAATGTTAGATAAAATAACTAAGTCAACTTTAGATTTAGCAGTTGCTGGTAAAATGGATTTAAAATCAGCTGCAGATTTAGTAGCCAAGTCGGTTGGCTCTAGCACTAATGCTTTATCTAGGTATGGGATAGTTGTTGAAGGCGCTGTCGGGTCAACAGATAGAATGCAAATGGCTGTTGATAATATAGCCAAACTTTTTGGTGGTTCTGCAGAAGCAGAATTACAAACATATTCAGGAAGAATGGCAGAATTAAAAAATGCGGTTGGAGATGTTTGGGAGGAGATAGGATTCCTTCTTTTACCAACATTAACAGATTTACTTAAACAATTAACACCAATTATTGTGAATATTGGAACATGGATAAAAGAAACTGATAGCTTGAAGAATGGTGTAAATAGCATAGTTACAACATTATCGTCAATGGTTAGTATTATACAAACACTATCAAAAGTTAGCGATAATTTTGTTGTCAAGGGACTTAAGAATGGAATGATTGCAGCATTCAATGCAATGATAACTCCTATTAGTGTTATAAAAAAAGCATTTGAAGAATTATCTGGTAAGACAGAAGAGGCTAGCGATAAAATACAAAAACATTCAAACATAGTTAAAGATGCTTATACAAGCAATGTATCAGCAGCAAAATCAGCGCAAGCAGAAGAGTTCGCATTAATGGATAGCAAGTTTAATTATATTCAAGAGAAGCTTATAGAAGAGCAAGGATTAAAAGACGAATTTGCAATGCAAGAGCAAATGAACGACTTATTTTTAATTGATTATAAAAAAGGTGTTATGCAATCTTATTACGATTGGAACGCTGAAAAACTAGCAGAACAAGCGGCAAGACAACAATTATTCACAGAACAAGTAAAACTATTGCATGCTAATATGAATTCAGCTTTAACAACTGGATTTGCAACGTCTATGAAAAATATGTTAGATAATGGTGCAAATTTTGCGAACGTGATGACAACAATTTCCAATGCTATACGAGACGTATTTATTAATATGATAGCAGAGGTACTCGCAAAATGGGTTTTAAGCCATGGTCTTATGACTGCTGCTACATTGACATGGAAAGGTATAACAATGGCGGCCAATGCTTCAGTAGCTGCTGCTAGTGCTGCTGTTTCAGCATTTAAGGCAATTCCATTTCCTTTCAATATTGCTGCTGCTGCTGCCGCTGCTTATGGAGCATATTCGCTAGTAAGTAGCTTCTTTGCGACTGGTGTTCGTGGGTTTGGTGGTGGTATGGCAATGGTTGGAGAACGCGGTCCGGAACTTGTTAATTTACCTGGCGGGAGCAATGTCTATAATACTTCTGAAACTGGGAATATGCTTGGCAGAGCAGGGAATGCTATGAGCAAGGTTATAAACTTAAACGTATCATTCTCGGGGAATAGTTTTTTAGGTGGGTTGGAAGAAACTGCTAATATTATTACAGATACTGTAATGCAAAATATAAGATTACAAGCGAACGTATAAGAGGATTTATGGCGTATAAATTTACTTTAGTTGTACAAGAGACAAAACCAATAAACTATATTCCGGGTTCGTTCTGGTTAAAAGCTAGTGTAGGATTATTGATGATTAATATTGGCGAAGAATATCATCATATTGCGGCAGGTAATGGCAATCTTGTTTTAGTAGACGGAATATATTATAGAACAGTTACAGAGTCTACAACTGCGCCAGTCGCTCCTACAGTAGGCGATATTTGGTTACAGAATAATAATACATACTGGGCGTATCTTGGCAAGTGGACGCCGTTCGGGGGTGGATAGTGGCAGATTTAGTTATTATTGGTATAGCATTTCCAACAGAGTCTAATGGTCAAATATTCCATCAAATAGATACTGGTCAAGTTTGGGCGTATCTAAATAGTGCATGGTCGCCTATAACTGGCGGAGAAGCTTCTACTTTAGATGCGCCTATATCTATATTTATAAATGGTGTTAATAGAAATGCAAATATAAAACTCACTAGTGTGAGTATAAAAAATAATATTACAAGCAAAGTTGATACAGCTTCTTTCATGTTTTACGATCATGGTGATTATGCAATACGCCCTGATGTAGGCTATCAAGTAGATATTTTTTCTTATGACACAAACGATAAAATATTCAGTGGTGAAATAATTAAAATTAAAACGGAAGATGAAACACAAGGATTATTGCAATTTCAGTATACTATACAATGTGTTGATTATACGAAAAGACTTGCAAAGAGGCTTATTATTGAAGATTATACAAGTCAAAAGGCTGGCGATATAATTAAGGATATTATAGACAATTACTATAATGAGTTTAGTTATATTAATGTTGAAGATGGTCCAACAATAGATTTTGTTTCTTTCAATTATATGACAGGCGATAATTGTATCAGAAAGATTTGTAGTCTTACTGGTTATGATTGGTATGTTGATTATAATAAAGATATTCATTTCTTTTTGCCAGCGACCGATTATACTCCGTATGTTATATTTGAATCAGGAGATGATTATACAGAGTATATAGAAATAACAGCGGATAATAAATATTTAGATTTTGGAATAAAACTTAATGGTCAATGGCCATGGACAGATGCTATGAATTTTACGATTATAATTCCAGAAGGTAACTATACATTAGGCGCAACAGAGGCAGACGCTGGGTCTTTATGCAAAGCTATATATGATGCAATAATTGCTCAAGCATATTCTATACGTTTATTTATGGATGAAATTAGAGTGGTAAATAATAAATTTAGGATTGCAGCTAAATGGGGGTTGCTAAATGATGATTTTAAATTTTATTGTCATAGCGGAGCAAACAGTCATAGAAGCATGGCAACTATACTGGGCTTTAAAGATAAAGATTATTTAGTTCATGGGGATGTAACAGCAAAGTATTTTGAGGGCGAATATGACGTTTTTGAAGTTCCTTACACAAGGGGGAATTATACTAACCTTTCAATAAATAAAGATAAGTCAAATTATAAAAATAAAATATATTTGCAAGGAAGTTCTTACCTTGAAGCATATACAGGCGATATTCAGGTCGCAGACGGCGAGCAAACAACATTCAATCTTGCATACGAGCCACATTCTCCAATAGTTATATCTGTTGATACTGGTGGTGGATATGTAGTTAAGACACATGGAATAGATAATATAGACACAAGCGGTTATGATTTTGTTATAAATTATAGTGAGAAATGTATAAGAAATTTAGACTTAGCAAAACTAACGGCTGGACATATAATAAAGACAACTTATTATAAAAAAATTAAAACTATAGTTTATGAAGAGGACACAGATAGCCAATTATTTATAAAAGAAATAGAAGGTGGGAATGGCATTTATGAATATAAATTTAATGATGACACAATAGCGGACTTAGCGACTGCGAGAGACAGGATTTCAGCAGAGATAGACGATTTTAAAAATCCTCTAATCAGTGGTTCATTTATTACTAATCAATATGGATATGAGGCAGGTCAAATATTAAGAATTAAATTTCCTAGTTATGGCTTTATAAGTTATGCTTTAAAGGTTCAATCAGTAATTATAAAACCTAAAATACCAGCGAATTCTGCTAACAGATTTTATGTTGAATATAATGTTCAGTTTCAATCTTTTGATAGAAGTTTTGATGATTTTCTAATTAATATGTACAGCAATTCAGTTAATAAAGAGATAGTAGTAAAAGGCGACGAGAAGCTTACTACATAGGAGCGTTTATGTTTAATAAAATAAATTTATTATTTAGTTTTTTAATTTTAACTTTTATTTGTAGTATGATTTGTTTATCAAATGCTGATTATGTACAGTCTTATAGTATAGATTATGATAGCACAACAGAAACAAGCGATATAATTTTAAAAGGTAATTTTAATGTTTCTAGTAGTACAAATACGGCAGACAATTATGTTTTATTATGTAGTAGCACAAACTATCCCATAACTCTTTATAATGGCGATTTGAAAATAAATACTACCTCTTATGGCATAACATTCGCAGACGGTAGCAAACAGATAACAGCAGGCGTAGGAAGTGCCACAGACGTTTTATCTTCAACAGGTACAGTAGTTATTGGAAGTGATACAGACGCGAGCGGTGATGAAAATATCTACTTTCAAACTCTAGGCGCGACGAATAGAGTTGTTATAGACGGATTGACAGGTAATGTTGGAATATCAACAATGACTCCATCAGAAAAATTAGACATTTTAGGAAATATTAATTGCAATGGCAACATAGTTTCTAGTGGTACAATATCCTCTAGTGGCAACATAGTTTCTAGTGGTACAATATCCTCTACTTATGGAGTTAGTTCAAGCACTGGAGTTTTTTCTAGTAGTATTACTGCCAGCAATTTAACGATTACAGGTGATAATAAGGTATGGCAAAGAATTAAATACGAGACATTAGTTGCTTCGGCTACTAGTATATCTATAACAAATTTAACTGGTGATACTGATATAATTTATAATGTTAAAGTTCATATAGTTTCGGGAGAAAATACATCTAGGAATGTGTTTATTCAATTTAATACTGATACAACAGCTATTTACGCATATCAAACTGGATCAAACGCAAGCACGTCTTTTGCTGCTGTATCATCTACGACCGCAAATGGTATATTTATTAATAATTTACAAGCTATATCGCAGTTAGGATTTAGTGATATACAAATATTTGCTAAAAGTGGTTATAATAGGTTGGTATTAGTTAGAGGTATAACAGATTCAGCATCAGAATCATCAATAGGGGCTGATATGACATGCTCTGGTATTTGGGGAAATTCAGCTGACGAGATAACTTCAATTCAAATAGTATCAGATACAACCAATGGTTTAGGAATAGGAACAAATATAGAAGTATATACAAGAAGATAATTACAGGAGGATAAAAGGATGAAAAAGTTTATAGTTTATTTATTATTTTTGATGGGGTTGTTAGGTGCGAATTGTTTTGCTGATACTAACTACACATCCTCGCAGGTATTGAATCAGGTATTATATGATAATACTTTGGGAGTTAATATTAGTACAAATAATTATACAACATCGCAAGCATTGAATGTTGTATTAAGCACAACAACAAGCGCTCTTAATGTTCATATTGATAGTAATAGTGTTGTAAATATCGCATCAGCAACAATAAGTCAAATATACTCAAGTGATATTGACGTAACTTATGGAATAACATCTGCTACTGCTACAATAGGAGGCATAACATTCTCTGATTTATTAGTTTCGACTGGAACGTTACAATCAGACATAGACGCATTAGAGATAAGCACGGGAACGCTAGTATTGCGCGCAGGCGATACAATGACTGGGACGCTTAATGGCACAGATATTTCTATGACGTATGGAGTTTCTGCCGCGACTGGTGTATTCAGCGGTGCGATTGAAGCAGATATAGTAAATGCACCTAAAGTTAATATTGATGCAAATGGGTATATATCATTTGCTGGTACAAGTTATGGTCTATTACATGCTAATAGTTCAAAAGAGCAATTAGAACTAACGCTAACTGCCGCAAATTTAGGAAAACAACTTGTAATGGGAGATAGATCTTCATATACATTAGATTTCGATCATGTACCTCAGGAAAATCCAACATTTTATATACATTCTTCAACATCTGTTGACTACGATAATTCACAATGGGTATCTTTAGCGCATGATAAATCAGATGCTATCTTCGGGATTGGAAAAGGTAGTTTTAGTTTTATTGGCGGTAGTGTGGATTGTCAATATGGAATAATTGCATCTAGCTCTACAATAACAAAAGTAATAAATCCAGTTTCTTCTGTACAAATTTTATGGTCGACCAGCTCAATAAATTGTGATAATTATAATACTCTAGTTGTATCTTCTGGGAGTATTGTTTCAGTAAGCACTATAACAGCAGGAGTAGAAGGTCAAGAAATAAAACTAACAGGAACATCGGATACTGATATAGTTAGATTTATTACTGGGGGAAATTTAAAGCTTGATATAGGCGGAAGTTTCGACGCAGGAAACGCAGATAAAATGTGGTTTACTTATAGAGATTTATATTGGGAAGAAGATAATAGAAAAAATAACACTTTTTAGAGGAGATGGATATGAAGAAAATAATATTTTTAGCAAGCTTTTTATTATTCCTAACATCATTTTGTTTTGCAACAGAACAAGGACAAGGGAAAGGTGATATTTTTGGGACTCAAAATACTGCAATAGATGCCAATGGCAATGTTGGCATAGGTATCACGAGCCCTCAACGTATGCTCCATGTACAAGGGAATAATGCAATATGGCGACTTGATAGAGACACAAATAGCGCGGCATTACAAATACATAGATTTCCTACAGGTAATTTTACAACTCCATGGAAAGGCTTCTTAATAGGAGTAAATGCAAGTGGGGCAAATGATGGACAATTCTTTATAAGCGATTATGGCACTAACACTAGTGGGGTCAATACTCCAAGATTGACTATAGATACAGACGGCAATATTGGTATAAGCACAGCAACGCCTTCATATAAATTAGATGTTGCTGGTGATATAAATGCTCTGTATGGAGTTATTGCGGCGACTGCTGTATTTTCAAATGATATTATAATATCATCACGACCTGCTGCTCAACAGTCTTGGATTTTAGGTCTTTCTAGTACGACACAAATTACAGCAAATGTTTTTACAGTTGCATGCGGAACGTCAACATTAAATGATATATCGGCTTGGTTCACTTTAGAGGCTGATGTTCATGGTACGCTAAACAGATTGACTTATAAAGGAGCTACTACA